AGAACGACAACCACCTGGTGGCTTTCAAAATATCGAGATTTTATTACATTACATGTTCAAAGAGAAGGTTCTATTAGTTTCACCTGTGAGCATGCATGTGCATTTTGGAATGCGACATTTAGAGTACGAAGAACGTAAGGAAAGAACAGTAGCCATAGCAGAAAAATACATAGAAGGTGGAATTCCTTATGAGAGGAAACACGATATAGCTGATGCGTTATGTATGATTATATTTGACAATTTTAGGTCTTGTGTTCATTTTTTTGATAAATTTAAATTTATTTAAGTTTCAACATGTAAAGTGTTTTTCGTATAAGTGTAACAATTTCATCTTGGATATTTTTCAAGTCTGTATCCTTAGGAAGTTTCATAGATTTCGTACGGCGTAATAAATCCTTGAAATACTTTTCGACTAGTTCCGAATTATTGTTAAAACGTTTATTCATCTGTACAGGTTTGATTTTTTCATGGGTACTCATATACGTCTCAGAATACGCATCGATGAGAGGTACGATCCCCGTGTAATACTTTTCGAGTGCCTTATGCTGTGCATATGAATTCGTGTTGAGATGGAAATAATGGGTTTGTGTTCGAGAGTTCATGAGCATCGCTATGAAATTGTTTACACTGGTCATTATAAAATATGTACACATAATAAAATGCCAACCACTAAACAAATCCAGGAAGCGCGTAAAAAATTAAAGGCGACCCCTAAACCTAAGGGTAACGCACCCAAGATACCGTCTGCGGCTCTTCTTCGCATCATTAATGCCGATCCGAAGATTAAGCGAAACAGGGAATTTATGAAACGTGTTCAGGAACTCATCAAACGGAGTTAATTTTTTTACCCCCAAAAATTTTGAAACTGTCTTTGATAATATTATCAAAATGTCCGAGTCTATATTGCGCTATACCCCAAAGTATGAAAAACACAGTTTTTGTAAGATGATTGATTTCGTTTTCTTCCATCTTATAGATTGGTCCAACTACACGACCCATGAAAGTTTTCTCTTTTTTCTGACCCGTGATCATCATCTCAGCTTGTGTGAGTGCGCACGTATCGTCATTGACTGACCAGTGGTAGAAGATGAATGGTATGAGAATCGAATAGAATTCCAAATTTCTCCGGTCATTCATGAAAGGAACAATCAAGATCCACAAAAGAAAAATAAGATGAATGATAAAAATTATATTCATCTATTATAACATGTCTGAAGATATTAATATGGCAGAAATGTGGAACGAGTACCACGAAAACGTGCTACGCCAATGGGGTGAAGCGTCCGCGTGTTATCGGTATATGCACCACCGCGCTTTTCTGATGTATAAAAAACTCAGTCTGCGTTTTAGTTTACCTGTAATTGTTCTTTCGACAATCACGGGTACGGCGAATTTTGCCCAAAGTTCGTTCCCTGAAAGTATACGGGGTGGTGTACCCGCCATTATTGGTGGTATGAACCTCATAGCTGGTCTCATCGCAACAATCATGCAATTCCTGAAAATCAATGAACTCATGGAGAACCACAGGACGGCTGCTTTGGGTCATGGTGGACTTTCTAGAAACATCCGCCTCCAGCTGGCGCTCCCCCGTGACGAGCGTAGTAAGGAGGGTCTAAAGTTTGTGGACGAGTGTAAATCGATATACGAAAGTCTACTGGAACAGTCCCCCCCCATCCCCAAAGAAATCTTGAAATCGTTTGAGAAAGACTATCCAATTGATGGTGCGTTCACAAAACCCGAAATATTGAATGTGCGCCCTATTCCACTCTTAAAATTAGCAAAAACTATAGAACCTATTCGAGCCATAACAAAGGATACTATTTTTGAAAAAGTTGGTACGTTCTTGGCACCTAAGGACGAGGAAGAGGAAGAGGAAGAGGAAGAGGAAGAGGAAGAGGAGACAGACGTCGAGCAAGGTACACCAACAGAATAATCATCGTCAGATTGGTAAGGACTGCTGATGCAATGAATGGAAACATTTTCCTTTTTAAAGGTTCGATGACACGTTTATGTAGTGCGTCGTTTTGCAACACCAAATCTATCGCCTGATTAGTAAGATCATCAATGGACTCCTTCATTAAGATAATTGAACAAAAAAAAAGTCCCGTTGTTACAACAATACACACGAAACAGATTGATCTGATTCGTAGATACATCCATGAGGGTAAGAATGTGTTCATATGTGGCGCTATTGGGGTTGGAAAATCGTTCATTCTCCAAAGGGTACTCGAAGGGACGAATCATGTTGAAGTACAAACGTCACACTTGAAACGTGAATCACCTTTTCTACAGTTTATTAAACCTACCCGAAAGCATGTATTCATAGAAGATTACGATACTGTATTCAAATCATTGGTTGAAGAAGTTTCGGATGGAAACAATCTCACTCGAGGTTCTCTTCTGATCACGACTACAAACATGTGTATGTTTCCTAATTTTGAAACTGTTTTCGTTCCGAGGCATAAACCCGATGTTTTGATGACTTTGGTGGAAAAGGATGGGATTGAGATCCGCAACGCCGCTGTGAGAGCAGCTGGAAACATTAGAAACTTTTTTACGTATATCGATGGATATGATGAGATAGATGACTTCAAAACACCGAAAGATTTCATAACTAGTGTATTGACTGATTCAAGTCCTATCGAGATAATGGATAGTATACCCGAACATGGACACATTTGGGATATATTCCAAGAGAATTACATCGATTCCAAGGGTGTAGACGTAGTGGGGTCTACGGATTCTTTCTCGATGGCGGATGTTTTGGATAACCATATTTACCAATCCACCAACTGGTACATGATGCCTTACTTTGTACTATACGCATTGACTATACCAAAATCATGCATGGGTGAACCACTTAAGCAGGATAAAATCAGACCTGGGAGCTGTTGGACAAAGTTGGGAAATTATAAAATGCGGAAACAAAAGTATGAGGAAATTAAGAAAAAATCGAGGATGGGTCTTGGTATTGAAGAACTGTGTCTATTAAAGAATTATGCTGAAAAGGGAAACCTAAGTACACTCATTCATTATGGAATCACACCACAAGATTTCGACGTGATTAATCATCTCGCTGTTGGAAACGGCTTAAAATCAAAAGACGTAACAAGAGTAAAGAAAGCATTGAAGAATGCCTATGACCGATGAAGAAAAGGAGATCGAGATCAACGACAGTGTCAAGACTATCGGAAATGAAATTCTATTCTATGGCGACATAGATCGCGAAAATGCACTCGAGTTTGTTTTACAGTTCAAGAAGCTTGAAATTGAGATGTTGAAAAAGAAGGCTGAACTCGTTGGGTACGAACCACAAATTCGTATATCTATCATGAGTGATGGTGGAGACATATTCTCTGGTCTAAACATGATGAATGTTCTCGAGCGCTCTAGGGTCAAGGTTGTCACCATCGCCCAAGGTTCCTGTTGTAGTGCGGCTACCTTTCTATTCCTGGGTGGTTCAGAGCGTCGCATAGGGAAGAATGCGTACCTTCTGATTCACCAGCTTACTACAGAGTTTTGGGGTAATTTCCAAGATCTTCGTAATGAAATGAAGACATCTACAAAGTTTATGACTATGCTCAAGAAGATGTACCTCTCAAAGACGAACATCCCCGAGAAGAAGTTCAAGCGTCTCATGAAGAAAGACATTTACCTGAGTCCATCGAAGTGTATCAAGTATGGGATTGCGCATTTCGTTGATTGATCGTGACTGAACGTTTATAGAGACCCAATAGACATAGAATTATAAATATCACACAAAATGTATTCAAATTTGGTTGTAATACTGTGCTTTCTACATGCCTAAGTCGTTCCATTCTGCCGTAATTTACAACTGGTAACCCAGGCATCTATTTAAAGGTGAGAAATTAAATATTCGTAGTATGGAACGCCTTATAAAGAAAGATAAACATGGGAATGAGAGATTCACCGATATAAGGGTTGATAAACTTAATAATGGAACCGCGGACATCGTGAAGACGACTGGTGTTCTCGGGAGTGAGAAGGTTTCAGTCTCTCGCACGAATGTGAAGACTGGGTATGAAAAAGCTTATGCTCGTGCACAGACTGTGTGGAATAATGAAAATATTAAGTGTACCCAAATTCTCCCAATGTTGGCGAATAAGTGGGAGGATCGAGAGAAATACATCACAGAACCCTTTTATGTCCAACCCAAAATAGATGGCGTCCGTCTCATCGTTTCCAATAAAAGGTGTTTCTCGAGAACTGGTAAACTCATTGAAGGGGTGGATCACCTGGCTCGAGGGCTTCGGGATGGAGAATACCTCGATGGAGAGTGTTATGCACCAGGTAAATCATTCGAGGAGATTACGAGTATGTTTAAGATGAACCCTAAAGAACTCGAGTTTCATGTATTTGACTATTTCGATACCAATCGTCCAAACCTCACATTTGAAGAAAGGAGGAGTGAGATCACAGTCGATACGTTCCTCGTGAAGAAGAAAGTTGATATCAAAGGCTACCATGATATGTTTGTTAGTCAGGGATATGAAGGTATCATGATTAGGGAATCTTCGAGTACGTATGAGATTGGGAAGAGGAGTAATTATCTTTTAAAGTTTAAAATGTTTCAAACTGACGAATATGAAATTATCGATGTAAAAGAAGGCACTGGGAGAGATAAAGGTACAGCGATTTGGGTGTGTACAGTTGGTGATCACCAGTTTTCAGTCAGACCCGAGGGAACCATCGAAAGTCGGCGAACCTTTCTCGCGAACAAGGACCGGTACATAGGAAAGAACCTCACTGTGCGGTTTCAAAATCTAACAGCTCTGGGTATACCGAGATTTCCTGTTGGTGTGGTAGTTAGAGATTATGAATAATAATAGAGTATAATAAATGAATAGGATTGCAATCGATATCGATGAAGTTCTTGTCCCATTTCTCAATCCCATGTCCAGGTATCATAAACAAAAGTCTGGTATTCAGAAAACAGATAAAACCAAATATAGTTATGTCTATCGGGATATTTTTGGTGTCACCGAAGAAGAATCACAAAAAATGGTTCAAGAGTTTTACAAGTCTGGACACTTTAAAGTTCTTAAACCGATAAGGGGGTCACAAAAAGCGATGCGGTCAATCCGTGACAATGCCGAAAAGATGTACATTGTCACGGGTCGCCAGGATGTTGTGCGGAAGGAAACTGAAATATGGATCGATCATTTCTTCCCAGGAATTTTCGATGATATCATTCTCACAAATAGTTATACCCCAAATGAAGTCAAGAAAGTTGATATCTGTCGAGCCCTAAACATCGGTCTACTCATCGACGATAATAAAGCCATCTGCGATGAATGCATCGAATCTGGTATGTCTGCTCTAAACTTCATAGGTACCCATGAGGAGGAGGTGTACCCATGGTGTGAAGAGAGTGAGATCAGTCTCAAAGGGTGGTCATCGCACCAGTCTTTTGTTTCATAAAAATAACTTCATCACATTCACCACCTTTCATCATCATCTGCACCTCTCCACACACAGTTCCAGTTTGCTTGAAACGATCACACGCAACCTGGGTTCTCGTCGTTATATCCATATTCTGACTATAGCCAATAAATGTCCGATCAACGAGACCATCTTTATCCAAAGCCTCAACCGTTGCTTTCCAACAATAACTCCCAAATTCCCACTGTTTCGTGTCACTCACAGGTGGGGGTGGGGCATCGAGAAGGGAAGAATTATTCCGATGACGTCTCTTCAATGAGAACACAGGATTAATCAGAAAGTTAGTAAGAGTAGACATTACTATTGATAAGAATTATGTTTTTAAGTTATATTTAGGAATATACAAAACAGAGAAAGAAGTTTTGGAAAGGTATAAAAAAGAAATTTTACAAAGTGGAAAACACACTGTAAAAGTAAAAAACTTCCCCAACCGGGTTCGAACCGGTGACCTCGCGATTAACAGTCGCACGCTCTAACCAACTGAGCTATGGGAAAAAAAGGACATTTGTACTATCAATATACGGTACGCGTCTCCTCTCTACCTGAATCGAACAGGTGACAAATGGAACTACAGTCCATTGCTCTGCCAACTGAGCTAAGAGAGGTGGGATGAGCTCCCACCAAGAATCGAACTTGGACTGAAGGTATCAGAAACCTGCGTCATAACCACTAGACCATGAGAGCCGGAGTGGCTCCGTCGCCCCCCACTATATCTATATTATGAGTCTTTCCTTTAACCCCGTTTATGATCTTCATACTCACGAGAGAAACAGAGAACAAACCAGCACTCGTATTGGCAACAATCATAGGTATCACATTGAAATAGATTGAATACACCAACCCCAATGAACTTGCCAAAACATTGAGACCTAAGAATGTATAATTGATGGCTGCAGTATCTTTGGTTCTATAGACATGAACAATTTGGGGGACAAACATGACCGCGATGAGTATAGAACTCGTCAATCCAATGGCGTCAATGACGCTCTCCATTTGTTTACATAAAAATATCCTGTTTAAGTAGTATGATTGTTTTCATAATTTTATTAATCGTCGCGGTACTACTACTTGTACGTACCGAACGTAGAAAATTTGCGAATTATGATTTCAAATGTTTTTTACTGGCTATGAAAAATGAGCCAGCAAGACGTGAACGATTTATTCAATCGATCGATACAAAGATTCCACTCGAAATCATTTACGGAAAGGATACAAGAACTCCACAAACAGCACAAGAATTTCAGGAGTTGATTGATCATGATTATTATGAAAAGGCAGTTGAGATGTACGAAGATCCAACTGTGAAGAGACCGGATATAACATATTTCAACCTGGGGGCGATTGGGTGTTTTATGGGACATATGGATTTTTATAAGAGGTGTTTTGATCAGGATTTGAAATACGCCGTCATCTTTGAAGACAACGTAGTCATAGATTCAAATAAAATATATGATCAAATACAATCCGTGATTGATGAGAAGGGTGATGATCTCGAGATGTGCTTTTTCCATTGTTTATCACGACTCCCCGAAAAGAAGGAAGGAACCTTAGAAAAGGTCAAATGGATTTCGAGTACAAAGTGTTATCTCATAAACGTTCATAACATGAGATGGTACAAGCGATTCTTCTTACCGATGGATAATCATATTGATATGAAACACGAGGATCTTATCGCCAAGGGTGCTCGAATATACTATAAAGATTTAAGGAAGTTTATGCACATCGATCGCTCACATTCGAGTATCATAGGACACAGTGATCACGGGAGAAGGGGCTTTTTTTCGAGAGTACAACCTGATGCGAGCATTAAGAAGCTTAAACACGGATATTAATGAAGACGGGTCTCTCGGGTCGAATGATAAACAACCCTGTACGTAGAATAAATTGCGCCAATCTGGATCGTACGAGAACAACTGTGTGATCTATATATTTTTTAGACTGAGGTCTATGACGATCCAGAACATCTTTCATAGAGAGAATTCTTTTCAACGATAATTGTTTACAATCGGTCGTATCCATCACGAGACGAACCTGTTCGTTGAACAACCAAGCCCTTCTAAAATGTAAATCCAAATCTTTTGGGTTTGTTAAATCAGATATACTTATTCTGATAGATCTAACCATTTTTATAAGTACACAAAAAAATACTTATAAAAATGATCCTAACGGGTCTCGAACCCGTGACCTTGGCGTGCCTTATATGAGAATTACCCCACGTATGTATACATATAGTATAAGCACCACGCTCTAACCAACTGAGCTATAGGATCTTATATTTCTTTCCGTCAGTAGCTTTAAGTTGTTTCTTGTACTACTATGCGACCCCATACCTCCAGGATCGTAAAAGTAACAACTCATAGGCGAAGAAAGATGTTTCTATACTATATAGAGTGATGTCTTTCGAAATTATAACATACGCGAACAAATCTCAGGGTATGTTTGAGGAACTTGTAAATAACAAGTTTGGGGTACCAATCAAAGTCTTGGGATGGGATACAAAATGGAAGGGATTTTCAGATAAAACAGAAGGTGTTTTGAAATATCTCGAAACCAAAAATGATACTGATATAATTGTCTTTCTCGATGGTTTCGATACGAAGATTAACAAAAACCCAGAAAACATTATAGAACTTTTTAAAGAGTTTAATTGTAAAATTCTTTTATCGAGTGACCCAAATATAAGTGGTACCTTTATTACAAGTTTGGTTTTTGGTACATGTAAAGGAAGTGGAACTGCCAATGCTGGGATGTATATGGGGTACGCAAAGGAACTTAGGGAGTTTCTCACGGCGGAAGAAAATGCAAAATGTAAAGATGATCAACTAAACTTTAACACGTTGTGTAGAAGTCGTGAAGATATACGAGTAGATGAAAAGAATATCATTTTTCATAATTTCAAACCAACAGATATACGTAAAACATCTGACGCACTATTTGTATCATACCCAGGTTCTCCGGGTCTATCCAGATATTCTCGAGCGCTCGTGGAATACACACAATTCGTATATATATACATATTGTGTCTACTTGTGGTAGCCATGGCATTTTTACCTCGTTATAAGAATGTTTTAGTAAGTTCTACGATTGGACTGACAGCCTTTTACGCTTTCGCAGCGGATAAATCGTGTACTGTCTAGGCGGTCTTCATGACTGGTGGTACCATAGCAGAAATCTGTGCAAAGCGGTTCATCACACTGGCGTTCGTCTCGAGACCTAGAAGACTAACTACTTCACCGATGAGTAAACCTTGTTGAACCATAACTAGCATCTTAGCCATATCAGTCTTAGGACTAAAGTCACCGTAACCGACACTACTCATGGTAGTGAAGGAAAAATAGAATGGATCTAACATTGTTTTAAATCCGAACATTTTGGGATTCATCTTATCGAGTAAGAAATAGAAGAGACCGAACACCATTGTAATTAGGAAAACTCCCGTTAATCGTTGCATTTATAATTAACATATATTTTTTTATATAGATTCCACTCTGTGTATACCATCCCTTTCTATATCTGAACTTCCTCTCCTTTTAGATGCTGCCATGGTTGATATAGTGTTAAAAGCCCCTAACCATCTTGTCACTGCGCGTCTAGAACCTGTAAGAGATGCAGCATCATCATTTACAATAATACTCAGACCATTACATACATCCGGCTTATTCTCTTTATCGGGAAACTGTACTAAGAACGCCCGGATGGTAATAGCTGGTATATCAGGTGAATCGATGAGAAGTTTGTCATACTCTTCCCTCGATTTCATAATAAAGTCAAGTACATTACCCCTGTGTCTAACCTCAAGTGAAAGTTCCATGTCTATACTTCTATAGAATTTAGACCATTGTACACACTGGGCTGAGTGCGCCTCTGAGAGACTTAAACTTTGACTAAATTTACTAATAGAGGTGAGTATCCCACCGAGTACATTTAGAAATGCGAAAAGGTATTGGACTATCATAATTTTATTTTTGGTATCATCGGAAACGTCATCGTTCCCACTTGGATTTAGCACTGCAAAACCACCGACACCAGTTAAACTCGCTATAACTATACTAGGGTAGGCTAACCAATCATTCTGTTGTTTATAAAATAGGCGTGCATGGTTATGTAACCAGCGGTATCCAGCCGCCTTTTCTGCCCATTTTATAAGTAATTTTTCTTCTTTTTCACACCATTCACAGTCTTCGTCTTGTTTATTACACATGGTCTATGTTACACGGATAATTTATTAGCGCACTCCCTGGCTAATTTATCTACCTGTTCATTTTTGGGATTTCCATTATGTGCCTTCACCCACCTCCATTCAATAGACTTCAGTTTTTTACGCGCTTCATCCATAGCAATCCATAGTTCCTTATTTTTTACATCTGCCCCAGTAGATGTTTTCCATCCATTTCTCTTCCAGTTTATGATCCATGCGTTTATACCATTCTTGACGTAATTACTATCAGTACATATACAAACTTCTTGAATATCTCTCTTTACACACTCTTCAATGGCTTTTATGATTGCCGTCATTTCCATTCTATTGTTAGTCGTGTTTCTCTCGTTATCACATAGTATGAAAGAGTCACTCACAACACCCCAACCACCGCGACCGGGATTTCCTAAACAACTTCCATCGGTGTAAATTTCATACATGTAATGATTGTGGTTAATATGTTTAAATACTTTTTTCTCAGTATAGTATAGTTAATAAAGTCATCATGGCAGCTAACATGTTACCTATAATCATGATGTCCAGTATGGCGTCGAGTTGTTCATCATCTGTGAGCAGTCCAGTTATTATGTGGTTTTTCCTGGGTAATAAGCTC